AAGGAGTAAATAATGGCTTTAGAAAAGAAAATAACATACGATTATGAGGTTCGTGGAGAATATAAATGCATTCAACAACGAACAAAAACTGCTATTTTGGAAGATGGTAAAGAAATATCATTCTCATACCATAGAACATCATTTATGCCAGATGCAGATGTAAGTGGTGAATCTGATGAGGTAAAAGCATTAGCTGATACATTATGGACAGATGCTGTTAAAAAGGCGTATGAAGATAGCAAAAAATAATTAATTAACTAACAAGGAGTCAAAAGTGGCTAAAGACAAAAAAGAAAAGCCAGTCTTGAATCTCGATGGAGAAGAATACATTATCGAGGATATGACTGATTCACAAAAAGAACTTGCAGGTGAGGTTGCGTTAAACCAAGACCATGTAAGGGATATACAAAACAAGCTGAATACAAATGCTTTCATGAGACAACAATTAGTTGAATGTGAAAAGACATTTGTAGAGAAGTTTCAAAAAGGTTTAACAGAGCTTAAGAAAGCCTTAGAACCTGAAGCCGAAGAGGTTGAAGCAGAAGCATGATTGTAAGAAGGTGTAGTCAGGGTCATCGTGTACGACTCCATAGAAATACAACTAAGGGTGCGACTCGTGTAAAGACTTATCCAGATGGAACTAAAGAGACTCTGACTTACCCTTCGTCTTATGATTATTTTGTAGATGTAGATGGAACTGTAGCAAAAAAAAGCAATAGTTTTAAAGTTGCTGAAGAATACTATGTATCAGAATGTGCAAAAAAACATGATAGTGGACATGGTAGATTAATAGTAGGGGGTCATCATTTGATTAATGGTGTCGCTACAAGTCAAGCAGATTATCCTACTGATACAAATACGAAAGCAGAAATAAAAGATTTTTATGATAAACGAGGAATTTCTTATGGTTCTAGTGAAACTAAGTCAGAACTTCTTTCACGAATAAGACTAACTTCTGGACCGTTTCAAGCAAAACATATAATAAAATGACATTAGAACAAATATATCAAGCTCAGAACAACAAGCAAAAAGAAGTAGTTGTTAGTGTTCCAGAGTTAACTCATTTAGTAAAACATTTAGATTTATTATATTCTCAATTTATAAAAAACAATCAAGAAGAATCTAATGAAGGACAACCCTTAGTAGAAATACTTGGCAAACCTTATATACAAACTAGAGCTTGGTTTAATTCAGGTCAAGGAATAAAACAATCAGCAGCAGTGGAGTAATAATGAATAATCCTATAGCAAAATTAGTATCATGGCAACAAAGTACTGGTCAACTTGATGGTTGGACATCATATCATTTAGCAGCAGGTGCATTTTTATGTAAAATATTTCAATGGCTACATTGGAGTGATTTCTGGTGTGTATTTGCAGTATTTATTATTGGTGTACTGTGGGAAGTGTTTGAATGGGTAATTGAAGATTGGAGACCTTATGGCTCTAAAAAGAAATGGGCATATAATACAGCATCAGATTTGTTTGTTGAAACAGCAATTGCTTGGTGGATGGTTCTTTGAGTGAAAAACATGAAACAGCACGAAGTTATAGAACTGCTATCATTGATGACAATGCTGTTGTTAGCCTTAACCTTAAATGGTTGGGTCAAATTATTATACTTGTTGGTATGCTTGTATATGGTTACTGGAGGATTGAAACAAGGATTAGAGATTTGGAAAGTAATTTTGAAGAAGCAAATATTAAAATTCAAGAGCTTGTTGAAAAGCACATAGTAGACGAACAAGCTAGATATGAAGAAATGGAAGAAGAATTAAAATGGTATCAAAAATTGACATCCAAAAAAAAGAAAAAGTAAATACAGTCATTGTTGGAGACTCAATATTTTTCTTACTTGGATACAATTTAAAAGAAATAGAAGAAATGACAATTATATTTTGGCAAAATAGAATGTATAATCCAACTATAAAAATGGCAGAGGCATAAATGGATTTCATGGCAGTATATGGCGAAGCAGGGATGATTGGCGTAGTTGGAGTAATGTTTGTATATTTAGTAATATCGTTATCTAAAAAGTCTGAAGCACAACAACAAGCTTTAGAAAAACTAAAAGTTGAAAATAGAGGGCAATCAGAAACTTTAGAGAATATGGAAGGGATGATTATTAAATTGATAGGCAGATGGAATACATCTGATGATAAATTAGATAGAAAATTTGATGCTATTACTAAAGAAATTAATGATTTAGATAATCAAGTATCTGAACTTAAAGGTTCTATGAGCAGAATCAATGGGCGGCATTAAATTAGATATGAAATTTGTCTTTAATGTTATAAGCTTATTAGGAGCAATAGGATGGGGATGGTATCAAATGGAATTAAGAGTTCAAGCATTAGAAATAAAAATTGAAAATAATGAAAAGATGGCTAAACTCAGAGATGAAATAACAGCCTTAAAAGGCAAGTAATGGATTACGAACCAGTTGATAAATATAGATATGACGTAAAGGAAAGACTTGCTAGAATAGAAGCAATTTTACATAGGGAGTTACCTGACATAAAAGAACAACTTAGGTTGTCAAATGGAAGAACAAGGTCACTTGAGAATTGGAGAAACTATATTCTTGGGGGTATGGCTATAATAACTTTTGTTTTTACAACTTTAAACTAGGAGAAAGTAATGGACATTAAATCAATGTTAATAAAACTTGCTGAAGAGCAAGCAGAGAAAATGCAAGAAGAAGCTGTTAAGCATCTAGGTTCTGATGAAATGACTGAAAAGATTGCTAGTGCAATTAATAAACGTATCGACATTCCATTTGTATCTGAAGAAAAAGAACAAATATTCTTTGAAAAAGTAGTAGATGTTGTAACAGATATTCTTGAAGGTGTTTTTAAAGGTAAGTAATATGAGCTTAGTTAAAAACATTAATAAACGTAAAAAAGCTGGTACAAGTAGAAGTAAAAAGAAAACTACAATCTCTAAGAAAAACTATGATGCAATGAAAAGAGGTTGGAAAAAGAAAAAGAAAAGGAGTAAGTAATGCCCTACGGAAAAGGAACATATGGTAAAAAAGTAGGTAGACCACCTAAGAAGCGTAAAGTTAAAAAAATGACAAGAAAGCGTAAATAATGGCTGACCAAGCAACATCTAGCATATCAACTTCTGTATTTTTAGATGAAATAAAATCAAGAATGAATGGTATATGTGACTACACTCCTGTAGACGCTGATGATAAATGGATATTTGCTGAAGTTGCTGTTGGTAACTCTTCTGCTGATTTAGTTGCTACTTTAGATTATCTTGGAACTTCAACTCCTACAGTTGTAGGTGATGATGATGTAGAATGGATAGCTATAAAGAATATATCTGGAACAGCAACAGATGGAATAGCTGTGAGAATAGACGCACAAGCAGCCGCTCATAATAGTGCAGGTAATATGTATATAGGAGCGGGAGAAATGTTAGTTATGAAATGTCGTTTAACTCCAATTGGTTCTATTCACGCTATATCTGTTACATTGACTGGGGCGTCTGGTGGACCGAGTGGAACTCATAGCGGGACTGTTGCTTGTCATGTCGCAGCTATATTAGCAGACGGAGGGTCATAATATGCCAAAAAAAATGTTTACAGTTAGAGATTTTTCTGGTGGAATTAACACAGTACAAGACCCTAGAGATATTGATAAAAGAGAATTTACTTATTTAAGTAATTTTTATGTAGACCAACTTGGTGCTTTAAGACCTTCTGGGAGTTTAATTAGTCATAATGGTCTTGTTGCAAATAAAAATATAACTTCTGCTAGTGGATGTATAATAGAAGAATCTGGTGGCAGGAATTTATTTTACTTTGAAAGTGACCATGATATAGGTTCTAGTGCTGGAATAACTAGTGGTACTGTTAAGTTTTATACTGGTGGCACATTTAGTGGTTCTGGTGGCTCAATGAGTCCAGCACCTACATATTCAGGTGAATAATGCCTTCTGGTATTCCAGCTGGTCAATACGCTAGAGTAGACGGAAGTACTACTGCTTTTTCTAACTTTACTGTTGGAGATGTAGTATCAGTACAAAACACTTCTAAAAATGATGGTATTTATACTGTAAATTTTATTACCAACGATGGTGTTAACTCTTATTTGGGTTTATCTGGTACTCAAATAACTCAAGAAACAGACCAAACTGATGTAGATATTATTCCAATTACAGTAGGGGGAAATAGGTTAATAGCTTTAGGTGACGAAGATAGTGGCTTTGTACATATTTGGTCTTATAGTGAATCATCTAATTCAAGTAGTGGAACTTATTTGCAATCTCCCTCAACTGGTACAAGTGGTTGGTCTACAAATGCTATTGCTCCAGTTATAAATGGTAGCTCTTCTAAATTTATATTTACTCCTGGGCAATCAGCTTTAAGAGTATGTGATTCTAATATAAATAATAATTCATTAATAAAGCATTTTAGTTATTTTAATACTACTCAATTTAGAACAGCAGATAGAAATGCTAATAAATTTTCAACTTCAAATGGAACTGGTTCTTTTGTTGGATGGCAAGAACATGACAATTTTCTTTCTAAACCTTTAAGGGGTAGATTAATTACTTCAGGGGGTATACAAGAAGTCGATTCTCAATTAAAAGAATTTTATGGAATAGGGGAAAATGGAGAAGCAACAGCCCTTGATGGTCATTTAAGACGTTCTTTAAATAATGTTTTAAGAGTTGGAAATAAAGGTTCTTATAGAACAGATGGTGCTGAAAATAAATGTAGACTATATACATTAGAAAATAAAGACCCTGTAGCAAGTCAACAATTTTTAAAATTACATTCATCATCCTTAGCGAAAATACCAGTTGGAGGAGTTATTGGAACTTGCAACACAACTGGCGATGTAGATAATGGAACTACTTTTCAAGCAGAAAGGATGCTTGTAAGAAATATAGATGTTGAAACAAATAGAATGTATGTTTATAGGGGATATGGAAGTTCTGCTGCTGCCACTATTGATATTTCAGCAAACCCTCATTTGGTTCAATATGGTTGTGGTTTTAATTATAGAATTGACAATGGAGCTGAAAATAGTGGAAACTACACTTCTGGAACGTATGAATTTGCTCAATCTTTTGTATATGATAATAATCAAGAATCTTTATTAAGAACTAGAACAGATTTTATAGGAACT